CGTGTCAACGGGGAGGTAGATGATCTCGTTATAGGGCGTCGAAACATTCTTGATCGAGGTAATCTGGCGCATCCCCGTCGGGATGGTGGCCGAGCCGCTGGTCACGGCCAGAGCCGTATCGACCGACTCCATGTCGCGGGTGCGCAAGACCCTGTTAGCCTCGGCCTCGAACAGCGCGACATACTCGGGAATGCGCGACGTGGTTTCATCGGTCGGAAGCGTCGTGTTGGGCTTCAGCCATGCCGCAATCGCGGTCTTCAGTTCCCCATAGGTCGAGATAGCGCCGTTATCGTCCGCCACCGGGTCAGTGATGGCCGTGATGGTAACGCCGCCCGATCCGTCCGCATCCCAGATCGCGTAAATCGCCTGATAGCTTTCAGGAGGCGTCAGCGTGGCGCTGGCAGAATAGTTCCGTGAGAACGTGTAACCGCCGATGGAGGTCGTCGCAGCCGAGCCAAGCGCGACATACATCGTATTGGCGTCCGTGTTTTCCAGGGTGACGGACGTGCGTGTGCCATCTGCCGCAAGCAGAAGCTGGCTTGTTGTGGACGAGTTGACGGACGTGATGGTGGTGGTCATCAGGCGTTATCCGCAAAGTAAAGCATGTTCCACTTGGCAGCCGTGGCGTCGTACCGGAACGCGATTTCATCAGCGATGTTAGACAGCGTGCGGTCAGCGCCGCAGACGATGTTGCCAGTGCCGTTCTTGAACGTGGGGTCACGGCCAGAGTTTACCGACCGGAAGCGGACAACCTGATCCTGAATACCGCCATTGATCGTGTCGATATCATCGGTAGCGGCGGACGCTTCCGTATCAACCAGATGGCTCTCAAAGATCGCCGCAATGACGCCAGAGGCAATTGTCAGCGTCTCGCGGTCGCTGGTTGCCGTGTACTCCGTCGAGATTCCAAACACGTTGTCGATGCGGCACTGGAGCGAACCCGCCTCGATGGTGACGAAGTAGCTGAGCGCCGAGCCGCTGACAGTCGCTGTCCCGCCCTCAAACCGGACGAAGCGCGTCGTAAATCCAGCGATGTCCTGAATACTGACAAAGTGCGTGCCGGCTGCTTGAATATAGCGGCAGCTCTCGAATTGCGCGTCCACAGCGGAAACCAGCACGCAAGACCGCGCCGCAACGTTGCCCGACCCCGTACCGGCAAACGCGCTTGCGAACACAACGATGTTCTCGCCGCGCAGGAAATGGCAGCTTTCATACGTCGAATACAGCTTGCCGCTGGTGAGGCCGTTCCGGTGGCCTTCGAAGTTGCTGATGATGACGCGATAGGGGGCGTTCGTGCTGTCGCTGGGGTGGCCGCAGCCGATGCCGTAGCCGCCAGAATCCACAGAACGGCAATCGTTCATCGTGATGATGCCGGGACGCCCGAGATTGGACCGCCCCGCCAGCGTGCCATCGTCAATGTGGAAGCCGTGGCGGTCGTTGTCCTTCGCGCTGCATCTGTTGAACGTCAGGCTCGCGATGGCGCCGCAGACGTGGAAGCCGTCATCGACCTGATCGCGAACCAGAACATCCTGAATGAGGATGCTGTCCATCGACTGGCTGGCCGCGTCACTTGGGGCAATCATCACGCCGCAGACAGTGTTGTCGCCAGTCGATGTCGTGCCCGCCTGACGCGCCGCAGACGCGCCGACTTCAAAGCCGATCAGGTTCGTATCCGATGCGCGAACCAGGATAACCGGCTCGGTCGTTTTCGTTCCGATGATGGCAGGCGATCCGTTGACAGAAGCCGCAGCGCTGGATCGCTCGTTTCCATCACCCATGATGGTGATGTTAGTTGAATCAATCAGCAGGTTGTCGCTGGTCGCATAGCGCGAAATCAGTCGCAGAACGCCACCGCGATACTTGCCGGTCTGGGTAATCTCCAGCCAATCTTCCGCCGCCTGCAATGCCGTGTAATCGTCCGTGGAGCCATTTCCCACAGCGCCGAACATTTCCGGCGTCACTTCACGCGGGTTGTCAAGCATCCTGATCCAGACACCGCTTGCGCCTGATGTGTCAGATGCCGGCGGGAGATAAACGCCTTGTTGTGGATCGTTCGTGACCTGCGTTGTCGAACTGGTCGTGGTGAACCGGAACCGGCCACCGCCCCTGCCCGCTGTGGTCCGGCCCAGCACGTTGACGATTTGGCCATTGCGTCCGGTGTATTCCTGAAGCTCCGCGTAAGTCGCGAAGCTGTAGGTGTCGCTCCAGTAGGTCGAACCCGCCAGCGAGGTATTCGCAACCTTGTTGCCCGCGCCCCATTTCGGATCGTTTATCCGCAGCCCGGCATCGTTCGTCGTGGACAGCGTGTAGACGCCATAATCCTGCGACCTGATCTGCTCGACTTCCGTGCGGACAATATCGAAGCTCGCGCCCGACAGGTTGGACGGAAAGGCGCTTTCCAGCGTTGCAGCGGTGTTGGACGTGACAGCGGTGACGCGGCGATAGTTCGAGCCGTTCTTGATCCACATCCGGCCCGTGATCTGGGTCGTGAACGCCGTGCCCGAGCCTGTAACCGTCGTGCCGCTGGTCGATATCGTTCCCGTTCCCGCCGTCAGCGGGAAATTTGTCATCGCCGTCGAGATGGTCAGTTCATCGTTGTTGATGTCGAGAACCTGCGCAATGAGGTCCGCCGGCCCCGTCGCACCGTTGTTGATCGTGATCGTCTGGCCATAGCTGTAAAGCTCGGGCCGCTCGACCGAGACGATGGTCGGCGCTCCGGGATCGACTGATCCCAGCGCCGTGGTGACGGTCTGATCATCCTGAAAGATGCAGTTGGACAGGCGCGGGCGCGTGCGGGCGACAGTTGTTGACGAGTTGTTGCCGTAGTAACCCGCCGTTGCAACCGCCAGCGTACCGGACAGGCGCAGCGCGTCGCCAACAGCGTTTGCCGCCTGACCATTGTTGGAGAAGTCGCAGTCGTCGCACTCAAGGTCCGTCGAGCCGCCATGGAACATGCCAGCGATCTCGTTGAACCGGGCTTCGACGCCGAGGAATTTAAGCCGCGCGCTTGTCTGGATTTCCGGGGTCAGGAACGAGCTGTTCTGGTTGTCCGAACGGATGTCGATCCCGTACTGATTGCCGTTGAACTTGCCGCCGATCCACTGGCAATCCACGCCGAGATAAACGAGCAGGCCGCGCGACAGCATCCGCGTCATCTGCACGTTGGAGAAGGTGCAGTTGATGACCGGCCGCTTCATCCGGCTGGTGAGGTTGGAATAGAGGCCCTGGTTGACAACGTGACAGCCCATCTGGGCCTCACCGGACCAGAGTGAACTCGTCAGGTATTCACCATCGCCAAAGACGTTGGTGAACACGCAGTTGTCGAGCGCGCCGATCTCCCAATTGACCGACGTATAGCGACGGATCGTGATGTTCGAGAAGGCCGAGTCGGTGAGCCCCAGCATCGAGACGCCGACCGACTTGGTCATCGTCGAATCGTTCTTGGCGCAGACATACCAGTCCGAGCCCGACAGGTTCGCGCAGTCGGCTATTGTGACGCCAGAGAACCAGTCTGACTGTGAATTGCCTGACGACGTGTCATAGCCCGACTGGTTGATGATCTCGATATTGTTGATCTGGCCGCCGTCCGAATTGTAGACATCGAACGCGTGCGGGAAGATTTCCCAATCGGCATTGTCAAGCTCTGAAAGGCGAGCGCGCCGGCAGATACCGCCATCGCAATCCTTGATCAGAACGCCTGAACCGGACGTTTCCACGTCCACGTCAAGGTCATAGTTATCGACGTACTGCACTGCCACGCCATAGTCGGCGCAGTTGATGACCTTGGTCTGGATCGTCACATTCTCGATGTGCGTGCCGACCGTGCCCAGCGCGACAACGCCCCAATAGGCGCGCACCGTGGAGCCGCCCGCCGTGTTGAACGCCGCCCTGCCCTGATTATCGCGGTTGAAGTCGAACGTCCCGCCGACGATGGAGCTATTCGACGCACGCAGGCGGAAGATATAGAGGTTTGCCCCGTCCAGCGTGGCGCTTGCCTTGAGCTGCACCGTCGCGCCGGGATCAAGGATAATGTTGATCGATGATGCAAAGTTCTGACAGTCGGTGACGTAGGCTGACGTTGATGCCGGGAAATAAAGCCGCTTGCCCGTCGAATAGCACTCTGCCGCCGCGTTCGCGATGGCTGTCGTATAGTCCGAATGAGCGGCAAGGAAGAAGTCCTGGACGTTGACCCGTCCGCTTACCTCGTCAGGATCAACGGCATTGTAGCGCGACCCGTCGGTGCTGAAGCGCAGCAATTGCCGGTTGGACGGCGAGAGGGCTGCGATATCGGCAATGTCGGCGTCAGTATCAACGTCGGGATCTGAGTAGGTGATGCCCATCAGACGGTCCAATCCGCAGTTCTGAGCTTGTGGAACTACCGGCTGTTGAGCTTCTGCCGGGCCTTGCGCTGCTGATCGGGATCGTCTGAGAGATAATCCCAGCCTTCCTCGATCTTCCATTTGTTGATCAGCGCGAACGGCACGGACGCAGCACGCCGCATGAATTTGTCCTTGTCCGTGGACCAGCCATCATTGTGGCGAGCCATTGCGCCGTTACGGTCAAGGATCGGCTGGACGTCTGCAAACATGGCGAACTCGCGTCCGATGATGTTGCCCCTGGCGTCGTGCTCATAGCGCACGAACCAGTGACAGCCGGCAGCCGTCGTCAGGAGATGCCGAAACCCCGCAGGGATCGGCACCGCCTCATTCGTTAACTGCATCGCTTGTTATCTCCACGAAGCCACGCGCTTCGAGCGCATCGGCCTGGGGCCTTGGCATTACCAGCACCGTCCCACGCGGGTGGAACAGGTCGCCCTTGCCCGGAATGTGAATGCCCGTCGAAATGCGATTATCGCCCGCCTTGAGCACGCGGACGGACACCGTATCGATCGGGGCCGGTTCCCTCACCTTCTGTTCCGCCGCCTTGATGGCTGCGGCCTGCATGATTTCGTCCCGCTTGCGCTGGATCGCGATGCGGATCGATTCATCGGACGCATTCTTGCGAATGCCCGTGACGCCAAGAGCGCCAGCCTCGGCCAGCAACAGCTTGCGCGCCTCCTGCGCCTTGCGTTCGACCTCTTCAGCCGTCTCCAGCATCTGTTCGGTCATTGTGGTCTCCTAAAAATGCGGTGGGGAGGCCGTGCATGGCCTCCCCTTGTCGCGTCAGTCAGTTGTCAGGATTAGCTCAAATCTCTTATCACGGCGCCCTTCTTCTCGTTCTTGCAGATGAGGGCCTTCTCACAGACCGTCATCCAGCGATCCGAGTCGCCGTTCTTCGCCA